ATTTATTTTAATTCGAATGTGAAAAATGAGCAGCAGGCATTATGGGCAAGGGTTTTGAAACGACGCCATGTGCCAACCCAATTGATGGAGCACTTTGTTAGATTTGTAAAGTTGTATCTTAATGATATTTTACCAATAGCTAAAATACAATCTGACTCAATTGGGGATTATATAAAAAATAGCAATGCAGCACCATCTGTTAAGCGTGCCATTGTTAAAGCTGCAATAGACCTTCAGCAACGAGGCATCACTGTGTACACTTCTTTATCGCAGGATGCCTTGTATGCGTATACTACTCGAAAGTCTTTTGTAAAGGTTGAAAATCTGAATTACTCTAGTGATGGTGGAGTGAAACAAAAAGCACCACGATTAATTCAGGGTGCCCGTCCAGAGTTTATCGCTATTGTGGGTCCATTCTTTAGTGCCTTTCAGAGGTATATGAAGAAAATGTGGAACAAAGATAATTATTTGTATTTCACATCTGGAGCAACAAATAAGACTATGGGTGAGTTTTTGGATGTAAACCAACATTGGTGGATATTCGAAAATGATGTTAGTGCATGGGATGCCAGTTTTAGTGTGGAGTTATGCGAATTGGAGGTATGGATAGCAAAGAAATTTGGGGCGCCACGAGCAGTCCTCGATTTAATGTTGGCCAATATTCATACGCATGGTGTTACAACTAATGGCTGGAAATATCAATGTGAGGGAACAAGAAAATCAGGTGATCCATTCACTTCTTGTTTTAATTCCCTTTTTAATGCACTGATACATTTGTTTGTGTTTCATTTACAAACAGGTGTCGAGGTTATTGATTTTCCTCAGTTTATCCGAATGATGATTATGGGAGATGACAACCTTATGAGACATGCTGGGCAAAAAGTCAATTTTTTTGACGATTTGATTCAGTTAGGTTTCGAAACTGAGAGCAATTATCGTGACAGTTATGCTGACACAGAATTTTGCTCAAGTATCCCAGTCCCAAGTCAAGAGGGGACCGTTTTCATACCCAAACCAGGTAAAATGATAGCCAAATTTGGCTATTTTGTACAACCGCCAGAAATTGTAGATAGTAATGATCTTCTATATGGTGTTTGTTGTGGTTTGGAGTTTTTGAAATTTGTACCGTGGTACTCTTCATTGCTTGAAGGAGCAATGGAGTGTTGTATGCAGGGGTGTGACGCAACAAAGCGTAGTAAACAATCGAGAAAGAGATTGAATAAAGGTTTGCGTTTATTCAATGTTATTTCGGATCATAAATATCGATTGGAACAAGTTCATTGGTGCCCAATGACTAGTTACACCCTGATGCAGAGATATGGATATGACTCATATATGTTCAACACCTGTTCTGAAGCTCTTCAGAGAGGTGATATGGGCCACCCTTTTGTACAAACGATGTTTGATCGTGAAACAGATGGGATAAGTGTAATCTATGCACGGTAAGTAGTAATGAGCTGGCAGTTAAGTTGTGTGGAGTGTTTCATAGCTACACAAAAGAGGCCTAGAATTCCTAGGTACCCGTAAGGGCTAAGCCGCCACCCAATTGTGGGTTATTAACGTGGTTGTGTCAACTCTATAGTGAGTTGAAGTGTTTAACATTTAAGTATGTTACTAATCCTGTGTTGTTGCAGGATGTTCGGGGAACCAATCGTCTGATAAACGATTGCTTCATAACATGCCTTAGAAAAGGTGTCCCAAAGGTTAACGTAGGACTGCTTGGCAGATGCGTGGACTAATGGATCTGTTTGTCTGGTGAGCCGTGAAAGGCAATATCTAAGATTGGATGGGGTGTGTTGTGTTGAGGTGGGTTATGGAGTGATGATTGAGTGGAGTTCCATTCTCTCTATGTACAACTAACTTAAACCAAAGTTATTGAAACCTTCTAGTAACGGAGCAAAGGAAAATATTTCTTACATGAATCAGCAGCCTATTTATCGGTGATAGCGGAGATTCTGTTTAAAAGTTTTTGCTAATATTCCCCTACTGTGTCTAGATTGTATTGAAAGGGGTTTTCAAAAATGTCTGGAGTTCAAAATAAAAATAAAAAACAAAAAAGAAAGAATGTGGTTGTCACGGTGGCTCAACGAGCTGCCATTGAGCGAGC